GAGAGGAGAAGATGCAGGTGTTGGATCTTTCTTAAGCATATCAATTGCTGGGGTGGGGATTTTAGCCGCAGGTGCTGGCGTTCCCGGTGCTGGCGTTCCTGGTGCTGGCGTTCCTGGTGCTGGCGTTCCTGGTGCTGGCGTTCCCGGTGCTGGCGTACTTAAATTCAACAGGCCCTGTTCAAATTGGGCAACGTACCCATCAGTCAAATCTTTCTTAATTTGTTGCATCGCTGGGGCGTCGCCTTTTCGCAGTGCTTCTTGGTATTTAGGATTGCCAGAAACCTCATTGGACACACGGGTGTTTATTTTATTTAACGTATCTGCATCTACTCTAAGCTTAGCGTTCGGGTAGGCTTTCATAATATTTGCTGTTTCTCTGGTAGCCATTGCGTCGCGTGCAGCCGGGTCTTTAATTGCTTGGTACTCAGGAGACGCAACAAGCTTGTCAAAGATTTCTTTGAACTGTGAAGGCTTCGTTGCAGCCAGTCGTTGTACCGCCGCTGATTCAAGCTGCGATAAATATCTCATTGTGTCCCCGCGTTCTGTAACCGATGCACCCAAATCTGTTTTGTACCTTTCCCCGGTGAGCGTTGCAAGTCTGCCTGCAATATCACGTTTAGCGTCAATACCTTTGGCTCTAGCGGTTTCTGCATCTTGCTGCATCTGTAGTGCTTTACCAAACTGGCCATCCTTGCGTGCTTCCAACGCACTCCCCAATTGGACTTGCGATGCCAGCAAAGCGCGATCAGCTTCGTCGTTTTCCTTTTTAAGCCCACCAAATACACCAGCCGCTTTAGATACGCCCTTGCCAATTCCTCGGGCGGCGTTGTTGCCTTCTAGTATGTCACCTATAGACATTAACGCGGCTAACCCAGCCATTTCGCCTGTCTTACCTTTTAAGTTTGCACGTTTGTCAGATAGTTCTTGTTTGAACGGGTCTAGCTCACTAGGCCCCATTGTCTTTTTGACAAATTCTTGCTCCTGCAAAATTTTTGCCTGTCTCTCTGCATCTGTGAGAGGGGTATAGTCAGCCGTTGCTACTTGATTCATGTAGCCACGAAATTCTGCGTCCGATGGCTTTGGATACATAGTTGCAAGTGGATTAAACCTAATCCCAGTACCGGAGGTGCCTGTACCCCCACCTGATTGGAACGCAACAATACCGCCGTTTGCACCGCTTGCAACCTGTTGCATGTTTTCTTGCGCATCTGGAGGAAGCTGGTTATACGCAGCGGACATGCCGCTACGCTCAGAAGCCCGTTGGGCCAACTCAGTCTCAATGGCGCTGATGGCGTTTACATCTTGGCGTGCTTGCGCGTTTTTATACGCATCTTGCAACTGTTGGTCGCTTAAGCTATCAACGATATCGGCAATGCTTTCTTCGCTGGTAACGGAACCTTGGTCTCCCGCATAAGTCTTAACTTCGCCGCCGTCGGCAAACGCACCCATCTGTTTAAGGCCGTAGGCACCCATCCCCATAGCCGCTAAATTCTGAGCATTGCTTGGTGGAGCTTGATACATTTGCATGGAAGATGACGAACCTGTAGGCGTGCCGCGCAACATGTCGGACATAAAGCCCAATTGTTTGTACGGGTAGTTTTGCTGGTTCAAGAAGTCTTGATACGACTGGCTCAAGCCCTGCTGTTCCATTGCCTGTTGTTGCCCGCCGTATTGGTTCTGCAACTGGTTAATGCCCATACCCTGTTGGAACTGTTGCCCACCCAACTGACCTAGCTGACCAGCAGCTTGTAAGCCAGTTTGCAATCCCTGCATCCCATAGTTAGCGCCATACTGACGGGACTGCTCCCCAAGCTGCTGAGCAGTCATACCTTGCTGTTGGTTAGCCAACTGGGCTTGCAAGTCTCGTTGTTGCTGAGTATTGAATTGTTGTTGCGCGTTTTGGAACGCGGCATTTTGCCCTGCGGCTTGAATGTCACCCTTCTGAGTAGCCAAGTTACGAGCAGCCTCGGCATCCATGATGGCAGCACGAGAACCACCAAATGCACCGGACTTAACGGCTTGGGCCGCACGTTGAGTCCCCATGATGTCGCCTTGGCGCTGAGCTTCACGCTGCTGGATGTCCACCACATTTTGCATGTAGGGGTTCATGTACTGGCTGACGTTTGAGCCTGTGTAGTCTTGAGTGCCAACTTGTTGAGCGTTAAATTGTCCGGGGGCATAGCTTGTCCCCATAGCTTTAGAACCAGCTAAACCCGCAATGCCAGACGCAGTATCTAACTGCGGCGAAGTCTGCATGTTCTGTGCCCCGGTCTGGGCTTGCTGTTGCATTGGCGAAAACCCAGCAATGCGGTTTGCGTCATAGGTCTTATACGGATTCTGGCTAACGTCTGTTATCGCCGCCGCTTTAGACAGTGCGTCCTTGGCGTACCCCCGCGCCCACTCAGGCAACTCTTGCGTTACTGTTTGGGTTGTATTCGCAGGTTGGCTACCACCACCACCCATGCTAATGTGCAAACGTGGGCCAAGTAAAAAGCCCAACAGGCTGGATAACTTAAACATTTAGATGCTCCTTGCGGTAATCGTCAAACCGCTCAAAAAATATGTTCTTCCACATTTCGGGAAGGATTTCTTTAGCCTTTTCTGGGCCCACACAAACATGCACCGCATAGGCTAGTATGTTCCCCGAGGCATGTCGCAACCCGTGGGCAATCTCAATCCCATGAGCGTCTTTGATCTTTTCAAAATGGTTTGCCGTTTCATACGCAGAAACCACCACCAACCACATTGGCATTATCTGTTCTTGAATTGCCCGGTAAAACGGATTAGCAGGCAAGTACACCAGACACGTTAAGAAAGCTTGATTGATTTTATCTGCGGATACGGGCTTGTCCTTGTCAACAAGGTCATCCCAGATGTGAGCCAAGTCCACAAACGCACGATACATGTTCAAGGCATCCTGATTGCCCCCAAACCATTCAAGTTTCCCTTGTGGTGTCATGCTGGTAAAAGGCGTTCGGCTCGGCTGTTCTTAGCCACTTTACCTTTACCCACAGTTTTGCCACGGGCTGATTGAATTCGGTCCATCATTGCGTACAGCTTACGAGCACCAGCTTCGGTTGAGCCATTGCCCAACTCAGACACGATACGCGCAGGCACCACAAACTCCCCGTCGGCTAAACGTGCAGGTTGCTTTTTACCAATCATGGCGGGGATAGAGTCGGACACGCCGTCTCCGGGGCCACGAAGCAGTCGGCCACCATCGGAGTAATCGCCAAGGTTAGAGACACCGCCTTGGGCAAACCCATAGATGGACTTAGCTTCATCTGCGCCAATTTTTCTGTATCCGGGCGTAAAGTAGCGTTGCTCTTTGCCAAAACTTTGGCCTTGTTCTGGAGACCCGGCCCTTGGCACATTGGGTTCAGGAAATGGTGTAGTTGTCCCTGGGTCGTAAGCGTAGCGCTGGCCCATATCTTTGTCGGAAGCTGCTGGCGGAGTGGATTTATCTTCGGCCATCAGCATAGGCGCAATCCCCGCCAACCCAGATTTTGCAATCCCCGAAATACCACCAGCGTTATTAGTAAAGTTGCTCAACCCTTCTGAAGTACCAAGCCCTTTAATACCCGCACCTAACTTGTCAAAGCCGGACGCTTGAGCAAGTTGATTTTGAGTGGCAACCCCCGCAGTTGCATCTCCAGATGCTGCGGCAAGCTGTTCGGCCATAGGAGTAGACGATGCAATATTCTGCACTCCAGCACCCATCAACCCACCAGCCAAACCTGCGCCACCATAGGCGCCCAAGCCCGCTTTGACGCCTTCCATCAAGTTGCCAGTACGCAATGCTTGGACACCGCCAACTCCAAGGCCAATCATGCCAGGAGTTAAGCCAGCCATAACACCCGGTGCCGCAGCGCCTCCAGTTGCCGCAATCAAGCCAGCGCCAATAATCATGGGCAACATGTCTTCAAGAAATCCAGCTTCGGGTAAACCCGTAGAAGGATTAAGGGTCAAGGAGCCCCCAGCGGCCATAGCAATTTGTTGCAACCCCTGGACTTCGTTGGGGGTCATGTGGACTAAGGTCGTGTCTTTACCGCGCCCTTGGGCAGCGAGATGTTGGGCAGCTTGATGAAGGCTCATTTTTGCCTCGTAAATGGGGGGTTGGGGGATCGTAGCATGTTAGGCCTTTATTCGCAAAGGGTAGCTGGTGGCTGAGCCGCCTGAAGTGTCGTAGTAAATATCGCCTGAACGCAAGTTGGCAAAGTCAGCCTGCGTTGGTAGGCTGATGACAAACTGTCCAGGCGTAGTGGAGCTTGGTTGGGCAAAAGTTAAACCCCCTACCACCCCGGTAGTCCCCACGTCGGCAGAAGCAAATATTGCAGGTAGCGGGGCGTTTATCTGGTTGAAATATAGCCGCAAGATGTTCATGAACTGCTCTTGGTACTGAGCGCTGTACTCAGTTGGGGCCGATGGCAGGCGCGGTGGGGTAACGGTTTTAAATCCCATGTTATCTCCTGCCGTCCGGGCGAATATCAATGCGAGGAGCGCCCAGTTGCCACTGCACCCCCAACCCATCTATTGCGTCACCAGTGGTTCCAGAACTAACTTTGAACGCCATCTGCCGCCCACGAATCCGCACATAGACCTGTTGGGTGAACTGCTGTATGTTGTACGTGATCTGGTTCTGGTAGTTCTGGGTGCTGGCCACAGCGGGGTTGTTTGAGTTTCCGTATGCCGCGCCGGGAAAGGTTCGGGGTATGGCTGTGAAATACGCGGTTGGCTGGTTCACATTAGAGCCGTCAAACGTCAGGTCAGGAATCAAGCGCCACACAAACCCAAAGTTGTTGCCGTCCCCAATGTCAAAGTCGGAAGACTGCACATTGGCCACAATTGGGACAGGCGGATTAACCGTGCCGTCATCTACACCATCTTCGTGATAAACCAACAAACCATTGTCACTTCCGCCAGCAGACCCATAGGTAACTGCCATTGGAGACGACCGTAATGGGCTGTCAAGCCACGCTGTACGCCCTTGGTTGCTTCCGTTGTAGTTTGCCCAATCCCCGTAATACCATACGTTGTCTCTGTAGTTGTAGATCACATACCGATCAATTACGGTGGAGTTGGTTGAGCAGTACTGCCACCAGACCTCGTTGTAACCTTCATTGGTTCCAGACACAAACTGAAAAGACTGTGTTCTGTTGATGTCGGTAAATACATATTCACGCAGCGTAGACGGCAGAACATCCACCCGGCCAGAGTACATATAGAACTGATCTAAGCCCATCCAGTACGTGATGTTAGCGGCAGTGGAAACACAATTGGGGCCAGCAATGGAGATGTTGTCACCCAGAATCTGGAAGCTCCACACGTAGGGTGGGCCAATATATTGCATGGAGTAAATTGCTGCATCAGTAAACACCAAAATCTCTTGCCGAGTCTGCTGGGCCATAATAATTGCAGACCCACGGCTAAGCCTGTAATCCCCAGCTTGGTTGGTAATAGATGGCGTCCAGGTTTTATAATCTTCTTGATTTGACCAACGAATTTGCATGGGGTCAAGCGCAGTGGTAGCGTATACCCCGGTTGGATCATTTGTGCCAAAAGCAATAACAAACCTAGATGCGTCAGATACCAGTACGTAGTTAACAAAAGATGGGCACGTAGCATCCACCCCTCCCGTGCCCGCAAGAACTATCACACCCCGATTAAAGATGGTTGGGCTTGCGTTAACTTCCCAGTAGTACAGGGGGCCACCACGCGCATTAAATATAAGGTCTTCACCAAAGTTTGACTGGCTCCATGTTCGTAGCTGAATTCCAATCCCTGTTGCAGCAGCAACCCCCCACCCGGTGGCAGAAGCTGCATACTGACGAACAACATCCGCAATTGCGTGCGTTGTTACAAACCCTGCGTACCCGCGCACGCACCCGGTAAATGTTGTAGCGGTTACCCCTGTGTAAGAAATAACTTCTCCAGTAACACTAAAAGTACCAGAAGCAGAGAAGCCTGTTGTGGACGTGACGTTAATTGTTACTGTGGAGTACTGGATAACGCCCGTGGCCGAAGGATGCGAAGCAGCAACAGTGGCGCTTGCTCCCCGTGTACAACCCGTCAAAGTTGTAGCGGTTACCCCTGTGTAAGAAATGATTTCGCTGTCTATTAACACACTACCAGAAGCGGCAAGAGTTGCCGTACTGGCAACGCCAATCGTAGTAACAGAACTGCTTATTGATGCAGAAAGTATGCTGTTGCCAACAGTAGCCAAGGCGCTTGTTGTGAGTGTTGTTGTAACTGACGGCCCAGTAGAGCCACCCCACCCACCAGCGCCCCACCCTACACCAAACGTATAGATAGAGCCCCCGGTTGTGGCTTGATACGTGGCTAAAACCGAGCCGCCGCCATTCCCTGCATCTCCTGCTGTAGCTACAACAGATACCGTAATGCTGTATGTGCTTGAGGATATGTATGTGATTTGAAACTCAGCATTGAGAATAATTGCAGTTACATTGCCACCAAGACTCACTGCCCCACTAAAAGTTACAAAGTCCCCGGTCTGAGTGCCGTGCCCCGCATCAGTCACTATGATGGTCGAAGACCCTGTTGTTGCTGCAAAGACTGCCCCACCCACCCCCGAAGTAGCCCGTATAGGTGTTACATCAAAGAAGTCGCCGCCGGGGCCACTCTGTATATAGTATTTAAGACTGGAGCCAAGAGCCAGTAAGTTAAAGCTGGACAACGTTATCCAGTTCCACATAGAACGCACAATGCCCCACAACACACCTGTGGTGGGGTAAACAATTGCCGTGCTTACTCCCGCAATATCTGTAGAAAGCGCTCCAGCGTCTTTTGCCCAGCCGCCAATTTTTTCTGGCAGACCAGAACGAAAGCGCACCTTATTGGTTTGATACCAACCGCCTTCATTGCCGTAGTTGGTGCTTTCTCGGTTTGTCCCCGGTCTAAACTGAAGCTTCTGTAAGGGCATTTTGATTCCTATGACAAGAACATGGCGCGTTCGTCAATCCGACGGTTTTGCAGCCCTTTGAGTATTTTCCCACCAGCCATGCAATACTTCAAGAGTTCTTCCGCAGCACCCGCTTTATCGCCCCGAAGCAGCTTTTGACGAAGCGTTGAACGCTGGAGGGTCCCCAAGCCCACGTTAAAACTAAAGCTAACAAGGCTATCATACATGCCTTGTGTAAGAGGGACAGGACAGAAAGAATGCACCCCACGTTCGAAGCGTTGCAGATCGGCTCTAAGAATCCCATCTACTTCTTCCTTTGAAAAAACCCGGCTATCTTCTGGGCGAAGCGGGTAAGCTCCTCTTTGATCCATTGGTATCTTAGCTTGGTCTGGGTAAAGTACATGTCCAACTCCTATTGTCCAAAGCAGGGCTGGGCAACGGTATGGTTTAAACCGAATGCCCTCGTGGTGGCAGATGACCTTGATGGCCTCTGGGCTGAGATTCATTTGGATTTAAACGCCTGACCGCCGAACCAGAACGACACAACGCAGGCCCAAATGATCTGCGTTTCATCATCCCACAATTGATCCATCGCCACATTAAAAGCTACATCTGTGTGCCATGCGTAATAAAAACCAAAGATTTCCACAAACATGAACATGGCAAACATGCCGTAGGTGATGACGCTTCTGGTGGCCGCACGCATGTTGATGACCCAAGTGCTGGCCCCTTGGCCCAGAGCTATGTCGTGTGCATACAGGGCTTGGCGCTCCTGCATGGCCGTCTGGGCGTTGGTGACCTCTGCGTTGATCTGTATCTGCTCAGTCTGGATGTGCTCAATGCGCTCCTGCGCTTCCAGGCCAGCTTTCTTCAAGGTCAGTTCACGCTCGGTCTGCATTGCCGCTAGGGCAAGTTCATGGTGCTTGTCGGCCCGATCCTGAAAGAACTCAAGGATTTTGGGTAGGCCGCCCATAAGGAAGCTGATGAGGGATGAGAATAGAGTGAGCATTATTTAACCTTTCAGATCGAAACTTAGATTGGGGTGGCGTGGATACTGCACAACGCGTTCGCCCTCGGGGCATTTGTACTTGATCGTTGCCAACAAAGTTGCCTTGCCTTCAGCAATTTTCTCTTTTTGAACCATTGTCAACTGGTACGTAAATGTATCAATCTCTGGCCCAGCGGGGCCACTAAATCGGCTTGCGGTGGTGGTGGCCTCATGGACCATACCATTTGCGTCCCGAATGCTTGGCGTAAAGCTCTCAACGGAGCAGTCGTCCCGCTTCTTGATCCGTGCAACCGTAACATTGATGGGCTGTCCAGCCTCTGCCACGATCTTGAAGTTCTCAGGCGACCACTCAATGATTGCACGGTCAAACCAACCGAACTTGTCGGCCAACGTGTAGCTCCCGCCCAGTGCGGCAACGCTTGCGGCAACCGCCCCAATAGCTTTAGTAAGGTCAATCATTTTTCTTCCTTCTTTTGAGCTTCTTCAATCTGCTTTCGCAGTTTCTCGGTTTTTTCCATTTGGGCCTTGGCCTCTCGCCTCACTACCATCGTGTCCATGTACATCATTCCTACAAGGGGCAGCACCAGCACGAAGACCAGTGCAAACAGGACTAAGACCAGAAGGTATCCAAACGACCCTGATGATTGAGACTGATTATCCACATTAGGCCTATCAAGTAAGCGACTACGAAAACCACCGCTACCGTCTCCAGCACCCTGTCCAGAATTTGATTTTTTAACCTTTGTCGCCGCCATGCTTTCACCCGCTTTTCGTGCAGTTCACGAGCCGCCTGCTCTGACTTTTGATCCAAGAGCCGCTGGTACTCTTCTACGATGTCACGCCACATATCAGGCATTCCCATTTCCCAGCGCACCATTTTCTCTAAGTCAGCGTAAAACTGCTTGGTCTGGCGCAGATACATTACATTGTCTATGGCTTGTGTGGCAAGGTCGTCTTTGATTCCTTTTTTCTGATTGTCTTCCCGTTGAACTTCTGCTTTCTTGTGGCTGGCTTCAAGCTCGGCGTGGCCTTTGAAGAACTTTGACAGTGCGCCACCCACTTCCGTGGTGATCTTGGACAGATCGTTGCCTGTTTTCTTCAGGTCTTGGTAGACGGCAACGCACCCCTTTATGCCTTCATAGGCACCTTTGCAGAGGGCGAATGCCGTGATGGGGTCAATTTTTACGCCTTCATGATGTATGCCAACGCATAGTACGGCGGCAAGTTTGCGCCTGTTCCCGACACCCCTTCGGTTGAGTTAGTGACGGTGGTGTCAACAGTGCCTGCTGGAGTGCCAGCGGATATGCCGACAATTGATATTCCAGTAAATGCGGGAGGAATTGCCGCAGGGCTTTGAACAGAGCCGCCATTACTTGAGCCAGCGTTAATGTTGTTATCGGAAACGCTACCTGGGGTGTGCGTGTGGCCTGGGTCCGTTATGGTGTGCGTGTGCGTGCCCAACGCCGTACCTGTGAACGTGGAGCTCGAAGTCGTCGTGTGGGTGTGAGAAACTAAAATAGCGTTTGCACTGCCGCCTGTTGCATCCACTGCATAAGTGGTGCCCGCCCCCACAATGAACCTGTCGCGCAAATCAGGCGTGCTGTTTGTGCCATCGCACAAATTCCAACCACTTGGGATGGAGGCAATGCTGCCGTACCACATGGTAATCACGCCAGTAGGGATGATATCTCGCACAAACGCAGTCGTAGCAATTTGCGTGGTGTCAGTTCCAAACGCCGCAGTCGGCGCAAGGGGGGTGCCTGTAAAAGTAGGGGACGCGGACAACACCGTCGAACCTGTACCCGTAGAAGTAGTTACACCTGTGCCACCGTTGAGAACAGGCACGACCCCTGTGACGTTTCCTGACTTTATTTCGTAGAAGTTTGTGGCGTCCGACCAGACAAACACTTTATCGCCGTTGGCAACCGTAATCCCTGTACCTGCTGCCGTGGTGTTGCCAATCACAGACGAGTTGTAGATGGTCATTGACTGGCCGCTGTTGTTCCAAACGATGTACGCTTTAGAAGCGGGGGGCGCATAGACAGCAAAAGTTGCCCCAGTCGTGGTGGTGAACCGCAACATGGCATACACGGCTTGGTTGCTTGCTGCCGTAGACGTTGGGCCGTTGGTAAATGTCAGGGCTTGGCTGGCAGCAACAACGCTGACCGTCTGATACCCGGCAACGGACGTATCTAGGATGTATGCCAGATTACTGTTGGTCGTGTCCCCCCAAGTACCCGCCTGGGTACCATCACCGGGAAGTTCAATCCGAAGACTTGATGAATACGTGCTCATTTTGTTTCCTTATTGCGGTGCTTGCAAATCCCGGACATCCCAGGATTGCGTTGTTTCATTCCATATGTATGGGCCACCTTCAATCGGCATTGATACTGGCGCATTCCACAAACAAGTTTCTAAATCTAAAACCCATGATGGGTAGGGTTGGGGCGGGATAAAAGCATCCAACTCCACATTGTATGTAAACCCAATACCCGCATAGTTTTTCCGTAATGATTTAGATTGATCAAGCGATGGCGTAGCCGGGCTTACATTTGGTTGGTAATGAATACCGCCATACGTGTTGTATGAAGTTTTTACCCATGATGAAGGATTGCCAAATGTGCCGGAAGCAATTACATCTTGCGTTGCCGTAATAACTTGATCAACAATTCCTTGTGCAGTTACATAAGCATAATGTCCCATAATTTTTTCCTTTACGCGGTGTAAGTGCCGGAAGAATTGTAAACAAGAATGGTATTTGCACCAACGGTCGAAACAGTCGGAGACCCAGTTGTTGTGCCGGTATAGTCTGCTGTGGCTATTTTAAGAATAACAACACCGGAACCGCCCGCCTTACCTGCTTGTGTACCCACACTTCCACCTTGAGTTCCGCCGCCGCCGCCGCCGGTATTTGTTCCACCTGCGGTTGCACTGTTGTAAACCGCGCCTGTACCGCCACCACCTGTACCCCCGGTTATTGTTGATCCTTGGCCGCCCGAACCGCCGCCCGCACGAGTTACAGATGATCCTGTTACGGATGAAGCAACACCATTACCGCCTTGTGCGCCGGAACCTGCCACACTTGCGCCGCCGCCACCACCTGCCGTACCTTGACCGCCGGGGTTAGTGCCGCCGCCAAAACCTTGTCCGGTTGTTCCTGTTCCGGCGCCTTGTCCACCTGTACCAACCGGATCGCCACCACCGCCACCTGAACCGCCGTTTCTAGTTTGCCCCGAAGCAGCAGGACTTCCCGAACCACCACCAGTAGAAGTAATGGTTGAAAAAACAGAATTTGTACCATTAGATGCAACTGCACCGCCGCCGCCAACGGTAATTGTGTATGTTGTGCCTTCCAACAAGGTAAGCGCAGATTCTGCCGTTGCGCCACCACCGGAAGATTCTCCCGAAATACTGCTTCGGTAACCACCCGCGCCGCCACCTGCCGAAGCGTAAGTGTCCGAACCTAAACCATTACCACCGCCACCGCCGCCAGCCACAACAACATATGTTGCAGTGTAGTTATACGCGGAAGATGATAGGTATTGCCATTGACCCGCAGTATATATTTCAACTACTGATTCTGTAGTGTTATACCGAATCATGCCCGTACCCGGCGAACCGGGGCGTTGGGCAGTTGTACCAACAGGCAAATCAAAATACCCAGTACTTGTGTTGCTTTGATCGGATACTTGGGCGGGCGTAACCGCAGTTAGCAACGTACCCGTTTCATCAGGCAGCGTTAGCGTCCTGTTTGTGTTTGTGACGGGGGCTAAGATGGTGACAGTGCCCGTGCCTGTAGCGCCCCCTTGCACGGCTATTAAACTCATGCCGCTGCTCCTTTAAGTGCTGCAACTTCTTGTGCTGTCAGGTCTATGGTTGTTTGCAGACCAGTTTGTACATTGACTTCAATTCTTGAGTTCATGGTTTTTCCCTGTTAACGGAAGACAGAAACATAAATACCACCCGTATCTATTAAAGTATTTACATAATTGACAATAACAATTTGACATGCTGTTGTTGTTTGATTAGATGGTGCGCCGTATTGTGTAGCTGATTTAACTGTAATAACTAAAGATGAATTGTTATTTCCAGCGGATACTGTTAATGCCACGGCATAATTAGCATCTGGCAACGCAGTTGTAAAGTTAACCGTATAGTCACCCGTACTGTTATCCGTAATGCTCGAAACATTACCACTTGCATTAATTGCTACAGTACCAGTGCCATTAAATTTTACCCAAGCACGAGCCATATACAACGGGGCAGTGCCTGACACGGTGGCAACCTGTGCTGAGTCAATGTTTGGCGTGGTTAATGTTGGGCTGGTTAGTGTTTTATTTGTCAGTGTCTGAGTTGCAGCAATACCCGCTACTGTGTCAGTGACATCAGGCAGCGTTAGCGTCCTATTAGTATTGGTGGCAGGGGGTACAACAGTAATTATTCCTGTACCTGATTGCGTCAGTATTTCCAACTGACTAACTGCAATTGTTCCGTTTGCCATTACAAACTGTCCATAATAGTTTTAAGTGGAGCCACAGTTGCAGCAGCATCAATGGCTGTTTGCATGGCAGCATACTTGTCCCTGATAACCTGTCTTGCCGCTTCAGCAGCCACAGCCTCGTTTGGGATGGTGACCTTGATGTCCAGGGGTGCAAATTCAGCAGACCGCGCCAATCTGCGTTTGTCGTGAGCAATGACTTTGGCTTTATCTACGTTGATGGTAATCATGCTGTGTACTCCCATGCGTTTCTAAATGTGCGGTCTGATGGAATGTCAGCAACATCCACAATCTTATAAGGCTTGCCAGCAGGAACATCCTTGGCGGCAAGCTCCTCAATAGTTAAGCCGCACTCTTCGGCTGGAATAATGACGGCCACACCGCCATCGTCTGTTGGGTAAATAATTCTTGAGTTCATGGTTTTTTCTTTTGATTAACGAAAAAAAACCGCAGTAAAAGTGTCACGATCTACTGCGCCAGTTGGTCGAGCGTCAATCATGCGAAAAGACGCAGCTAATATTGTTGCTAATGAATAAGAAGAAGGTATGGAATTTCCATTTACGCCATTAGTACTACAGCAAGCAAATCCGTAATTTACATCAGACATAGCAGTCGTAAAGTTTATTGTGTAGTCACCAGTGCCGTTATCCGTAATGCTAGACACATTACCGCTTCCACGAATCGCACTAGTGCTTGGGTTTGGGGAAAATGCGTTTGCACCATCAAAATTTACCCATGCGCGAGCAGAATAAGATGGCGCAGAACCAGATGCTGTAGATAATGAGGCAGGTGCAGGTATCCCTGTGCAGTTGGTCAAAATACCGCTTGCCGGAGTTCCTAGAGCCGGAGATGTAAGCGTAGGGCTGGTTAGTGTCTTATTTGTCAGCGTCTGGGTATCTGTAAGGCCAACAACCGCACTAGCAGGGTTGCCAACGCCACTAGCAGGGAATGTTACTCCAAGAGAGCCATCTAAAATTAAACTCATTTTATTTCCTTAGACCACAACCCAGCGACTGCCGCTTGGGACTGTGACTGTAATGCCTGAGTTAAGAGTGACCGGCCCTGCGCTCATGGCGTTGTTTCCTGTTGTAATAGTCGAGCTAACAGCAACAGTCGCTGCATTTTCAACATACCCTTCGCTTCCAATTACAGCACGTTTTGACGGGTATGTAACAAACACATCTTTGGTGCCCGCACTGAAATTGACAGCCGAGCCGCCGTTAGACGATGTTAATACTGTTGTTCTGGCAAGGGTTGTGCCTGACAGGGTGTATGTGCCAATCCCAACTTCCCATTCTGTTCCAGTCTGGGCTGCAATGGTGTAGTAGGTGGTGTTTCCGTTACCTATGGCCGAAAAAGCCTGAAACCCAGTCGATGCCCCAAGCAGAGTCACTGTTCCCGTACCCGTTGTGGTGGTTGTCTCTTTTACTCGGTCTGTAAGTACTAAAGCCATATGTGTCCTTTAAGCGACCAGCGCCCAAGTTGTACCTTGAGAGTCATTTACATTATTCCACGTTGCGGACTGATTGTCATTTACCAACACCCACGTGGAGCTTTGGGCATTGTTAACGATTTGCCAATCACCCCTAATCGGCGCATACCCAACCAAAGTCAAAACCCCGCATGGCGGCGTGATAATTGTTCTTCTGACCAATCCAGGTATCGACCCAACCAAAGATAACGCAACCCCGGCAGGTTGTACAAGTATAGTCTGAGTAACAGACGGAGCATAACCTGTTACGCTTACAGCCCCCACTGATGGGGTAATTGATACCGCAGTTATTACATCTGGTTGAACGCCAGTAACTAAAGCCGCGCCAGTGCTTGGTGTTACAAAAGAATCTTGTCTAACTACCGGGGCGCTATACGCCAAGGTTAAATTACCAACGCTCGGCGTAATTAAGCTATCTTGAATCGTTGATGGGGCGTTGCCAACTAAAGTCAATGTTGCCGCAGCAGGGGTCATTACTTTGCCAGTAACAACGACAACAGGCGCGGAGCCGATTATTTCTGCGCCGCCGCTAGGTGTAAGGACTGTTCCAGTAACAGCCAGTGGGGCCGCCCCAGCAATGGTTAAATTTTGTACCGCAGGCGTGATAACTTTGGCGCTAACAACAGACGGTGCTACGCCTGTAGCCGTCAGTGAGCCAACGCTTGGCGTGATAAATGTTTCTCTGAGTAAGGAAGGCGCGATACCCGTAATAGCCGTTGCCCCAACAGTCGGCGTAACGATCGTCTGTCTTATTAACGATGGGGCAGCCCCGGTAACCGTTAACGACCCAACAGTCGGTGTAATAACTTTTTCATTAACAACAGAAGGAGCTATACCTACCAGTGTCAGCGAACCAACAGCAGGCGTAATGATTGTCTGTCTCAGTAACGAAGGAGCAACGCCCGTAATAGTTACTGCTCCAACGGATGGCGTAATGATTGTCTGTCTAAGCAGCGATGGTGCTACGCCTGTAGCCGTCAATGCACCTACGCTTGGCGTAATGATAGTCTGTCTTAAGAGAGAAGGTGCTATACCTGTAAGAGTCGCTGAACCAACACTTGGTGTAATTATTGTTTGTCTTAGTAGCGACGGGGCAGTACCCGTAACAGTCAAAGAACCGACGCTTGGGGTCCTCACGTTGCCCGTAACAACAACGACAGGCACAGAGCCGATTAGTTCTGCGCCGCCACTAGGCGTAACGACTGTCCCAGTAACATCAGTTGGCGCTATGCCTGTAAGCGCTAAAGAACCAACGCTTGGGGTAATTACTGTCCCTCTAACAACCGTAGGGGCAACACCAGCAAGCGTTAGCGAACCAACGCTCGGTGTAATTATTGTTCCTCTAACAACCGTAGGCGCAACACCAGCAACAGTCAGCGAGCCTACGCTCGGCGTGATGATTGTCTGTCTAAGTAAAGAGGGCGCTACACCCGCAAGCGTTAAAGTACCTACGCTTGGCGTAATGATGGTCTGTCTTAATAGCGATGGGGTTACACCGGTAAGAGTCAATGCTCCTACAGACGGGGTAATGATGGTCTGCCTTAGTAACGATGGTGCTACGCCAGCAACAGTCAGCGAGCCAACGCTTGGCGTGATAAATGTTTGTCTAAATAACGATGGGGCCACGCCTGTAATAGTTAATGAACCTACAAACGGGGCTACGATTGGCCCTGTAACAGTAATTGGCGCTACGCCTGCAAGTGTCAGTGCCCCAACGCTAGGGGTAATGATTGTCTGTCTAAAAAGCGATGGTGCTATGCCAGTAGCCGTTACCGACCCAACAGCAGGTGTGATGATTGTCTGACGTAATAGCGAAGGCGCAACGCCAGTAATAGTCAACGACCCAACAGCGGGCGTAATAATCGTCTGTCTTAATAGCGATGGTGCTACACCAGTAAGAGTCAACGCGCCTACGCTTGGCGTGATTATTGTTTGCCTTAGTAGCGATGGGGCTATACCTGCAAGCGTTAAGGTACCTACGCTTGGCGTGATAATTGTCTGTCTTAGTAGAGAAGGCGCTATACCAGTAATAGTCAACGCGCCAACGCTTGGCGTAATAATCGTTTGAACTATGTCTGTAGGTGCTACGCCTGTAAGCGTTAATGCGCCTACGCTTGGCGTGATAATTGTTTGCCTTAGTAGAGAAGGCGCAATCCCTGTAAGCGTTAAAGAGCATACAGCAGGCGTGATTATTGTTTGAACAATATCGGTTGGAGCGACACCCGTAAGCGTTAACGAACCTACGCTTGGGGTAATGATTGTTTGAACTATGTCTGTAGGCGCTACACCAGTAAGAGTCAACGCGCCTACGCTTGGCGTGATTATTGTTTGCCTTAGTAGCGATGGGGCAATCCCTGTAAGCGTTAAAGAGCCTACAGCAGGCGTAATGATTGTCTGTCTAAGCAGCGATGGTGCTATGCCTGTGATAGTTAACGCCCCTACAGCGGGCGTAATGATCGTCTGCCTTAGTAACGATGGGGCAACGCCCGTAAGCGTTAATGCGCCTACTAAAGGCGTTATGTTGGTATTTACAAGCGAATCCGCACCCAGCCCCGAAAACGGTGCGCCGGAAAACGGTGCTTGTGAAAACATAGTTACCTCTTAATGCCCAACAGGGGGAAGGACAAAAGTCGTTCCCCCAAGTTTACGAGCATTACCTTGTTAGGTTAAGGTAAATATGCCAGTAGCGGCTGGGAGGATAGTTAACGTATTTGGCGAAGTAACTGTGAACTGGGTGGTAGACAGTTGACAAAAACACAATAACTTGCCCGCGCCCGCGCCCGTGGAATTACGGAGAATAGCATATTTTATATTTGTCAATGAAGCGCCAGATGCTGTAAAGGTCAAGCCAATAGTAGACATCGTGTACTTCATCTGTTTTGCAGACGCGCCAACGGTCCATTGTGCCGTTGCAGGAACAAGGTTACGCCCACCAACAACATAACCGCCAGTAGCGGAAATCTCGTTTGTTATTTGACTGTACGTACTAAGCGTAAATGTAGATGCGTTACTTGCGGAACGGGCCAACACCATTTTAAAAACACCAGCACCGAGCGTGATTGTCCCGTTGCCAATGTATCTTTTAGCGTAGTTGTAAAGTTGCCATGCACTTGCAGCCATGTTAAATCTCCTTGATTTCGGCGTATGATGCGCCAGTTTCCAAAATATGGTGGAGAAGCCCACCATACACTTCTAACTCAATTTCATCGCCCAACATGCGAATCAGGTCGATAAATTCTTGTGCTTGCGAAATCATCCAAGGGTTGCAGTAGAAAATCTTTCCACCAACATTTACTGGGGCTACTACTTGTCCGTCATTTTCCGTCTGTTCATAAGCATGGTGTTTGCCATCTTCTAAACATGAATCGCATCCAAACAGATGAAATCGCTTGAACCCTAGCATTCTAAACAAAGGGATTGCTCTAAGCAATACCGTAGAACCGCCGGGGATGGGAAACCATGTTTCGTACTGTTCTGCAAGAATATTATTAAGCAGTTCAGTGCTTGTGTGCCAAATGTAAGTACGTTCTTTTGGTAACTTATCAAACACAGATGGGTCACACTGGGATGCCATGAAATATTTGCAGTCATCTACAACATTCTCAACAAACCGCTTGTTGAATTCCCTGCCGTCCACCATCACAAAAGCAGAAGGTGTAACGCCGTTATCCAAACAATATTGGTAAGCATTGTTGATTGCGACCAACTTAACGCCGTTTGCACGGAGTTCTTTGATCTTGTCCATGTTCTTAGCAAGAGAAGGCCCACCACCCACAATCATCAATTCAACATCATTTGTTGGGTATGGCTGTACCTGTTGAAAACCCAGAGAAATGTTGTGCTTGACATTTGCCTTGATTTTTTCTTCATCCAAGTTGATAACACCAATCTCCACAACATCTACACCAGAAGACCATGCAGTTACATAAAACAGGCAGTATCCGTCACGCTCTTCGGACCAGTGGATGATGCACTTGCGGTCATTAAACTTTTGCAACCACCATGAATAGGGCTGTACAGTTAAGTGTAGTTTGTGGCCTACCAGTTGACCCATTACATCGTCTTCTGTGGCAATTTGAAAAAACACATGCTGGCAAGCAGCCAAACAGTTATCTAGCACACGGTCTACATGATGTGGGCGAATATGCTCCATAACATCCGTGCAAAAACCATAAGCGGCAGATACTGGTAGTGGCTGGCTTAAATCCGCTTCTACAAAGCGCATGGCGTGGCTTTGCGTTTTTAACATTGGAACGATGTCTTCATCTAGGCAGTTGTCAGCAAAGTCAACCATAGTGACATTCATGCCACCAAAAAATGCTAAATTCAGTGACCCGCGCCCTGTACCGCAACCAAGGTCAATAACTGACGCGCCTTTTGGGGGCTTGGCTTGCGCTAAGAACTCTTGAGCAATATGCTCTCCAGGGGCTACAACTCTGTATTCTGGACGGCTCCACATCATCTTGTATAAATCTTTTTCTAACGGGCGGTTGTTAGTGATTTTTACTTCTGGTGGGTCAGAAAGAACAGAGGAGAAAAAAGTCATTTGTGTGTTTCCTTTTAAGCAAGTCGAATGAGTGCCGATGTACTGGTGTTAGCAGGCATCGTCACGGTGAAAGTTGCACTAGATGTCTTGTCATTGCCGAAGTCTAGCACGCACACAGCGCCGTTGGCCCCGGCTTTGTAGATCAACGCCCCCCTAGCGGTGATCGCGCCCGTCCAAGACGGAGAGGAAAAGTTGACGAACACAATGCTTCCAGAAGAAGTGGACTCCGTGCCAACCGTAGCTGTTACCACCAGACCTGTAGCAGCATAGTTGCCCCCCGTTGCTTCTCCAGTAGCGGTATATGCTGTGGTGGTCTGGTCAAGCGTGGCAGCGTTGGTGTACAACGCCAAGTAAAAGACATCGGTTGAGAAATCAAACGACCCGCTTGCCAGCCCTGATCGAAGAGTATTGCAACTAAAGTTGCCTGTGAATGCCATTACACAACCCCAGTATTCTGTGGTAGCGGCGCTTGCCGATACTGCCCACTGCGATACGCATCGCTCCGCTCCAGACCATCACCTAGACGTTTGGCCAATGCAAGTGCTTCCATGTACTTCTGGTTGTACCCGGCAATGATATCCATCTCACCCTTCATAAAGGTGTAGGCTTCCACCAAAGACCCGTACAACAGCACGGTGTCAAAGTTGTCACCAAGCCATGTCTGGCCAGAAGCCACTGTGGTGATGGATTCAGGGTAATAATAGTAGTGCAACTCAACGTAATACGTCGCGTCTGGCGTGGGGCCAAGAATAAGAGACAACTCGTTTGTAATCGCTGAACTGACAATTGTGGGGCCAAACAGCGCGTAATATTTTGGCTCGCCCGTAGAATTTGGAGTTGGGTACGCCTGACGGATGAAGTTCACATCCTTGTTGAGTAAATACTCAAACGTGCCTGTATCTAAATCAGCGCCCGTAACACCTGTCACCAACGCCAAAGAATACACAGACAAGAAGTCGTTGGGCAAAGACACGTACTTGTTGTTTGCAGTAATTGCGCTGTACTGGTTCTTGCGAATAGATGGGAACTGAACCGAGTTGTATATACGTTGTTCAGCCTGCGTGATAAAAGTATTGATCTGTGTCGTTGCGGACACAGTACTCCCACTCGCAAGGTACACAGCCGGGAACTGATTCTCGGTGTAGCTCTGAATTGTGTTGTACAACTCGGTGTAGTTCATGCCATCGGGCCTCTGGCCATCAAGCCTTTAGTAGCCGCACCAGTACCACGGATTTTGATGCCGCTGGTTTTGACATCATCTCGGGCTGGATTGCCCATAGATACACGTCGTGCAGGCATACCACCGGGGGTAGACTCAGCCGCGCTCATGTTGTTGGGGTCAGTCTGGTATTTGCCAACACTGTTAATGCTGACAGATTTGCCACTCATAGTGTGCGGCACGGCATAAGTGGCGGCATCGCCAACTTCTTTGCCCATCATTTTTTTACTAAATTTAGCCATTATTTGCTCCCAGATTTTTGGTCCATAACTTTAGCCATGCCACGCCCGTATTGCTTCATCATGTCGTTAGTTTTGCCGCCAGCAGCCATCTTTTTTGCGCCAAGGTGCATGCGTTTTTCGTGCGCCATGACTTCTTTGTCGGCAATTTTCTTCACTGTTTTCGTGTCCATTTCGACTCCTTATGTCGTTGCTACCGTAACTGTACCCAATTGCACGGCTAAAACCAAGTTATTTGGCGTTAAACCAGCATCATTTGCCCTAGAGCCCCCAACAGGGTACCAACCCCATTGAAAGATTCGGCTACCACCACCCGACTCACCATCCGCCAGTAAACCAGATATTACATAACTTCGGTCAGGACGGGGGTTACGCAGACCCTGTGGATCGTCTACTGGAAACTCGCCCAAGTGCAATTGTGGCTGATCTGGGTCCCAGCACTCTGGGCACACCAAAAGATCGTAGTTACGCCCTTTGATGACTTCACGCTTCAAAAGCGTTAGCTTAAAACGCTGGTCACAGCGATCGCACTGGGCAATCGCATTTTTACCAGAGGCGAACCTATTTCCCATTAACGTTAACCGATAAACTGTTGTCGCGGCACAAAACGAATAGACGCTTTTTCTTGGTCTTCGCCAGCCGCTATCTGCCAAGCTTCGTCGTACTGGGCCTTCAACATGGGTATCCGCTCAAAACCAGAAGGAATCTTTCCAGCAATGTAGTACGACAGACCCGCCGCCATGCAGGGGATGAACCTGAACGGCACGTCCATGACGTTGACACCGCCACCTGCATCCTGAGTACGGCGCAGTCTCCAGTACACAAACTGATACGTCTGGGCATTGTCAGGAGTCGGCCAAACTGTGACCGCTGGGACTTGCGCCCAGTACACAGTTGTTCCCGAGGTGTGAGCCGCCGCAGTGGTGTTTTGTTGGCCACGAAAACAGTTAGACAGGGTATTGCCTGTTATGTATCCGTAGTTGATGATCTCGCTGTCAATTTTAATAAATCCAGATGCAGGTAAACCCGTAGCATTGCTCAACACAATATCAGTGGAAGACGAGGTAATTGTGGTGCTCAGAGTCGCGCTCACGGGCGAATTCTGACCGTTGAACCGCTGCACCCAGACTTGGATTGGGCGGGCTTGTTGAATTTTGTTGGGGATCGTAGCGTAGGTAGAAACACTAATACGTGTAATGGTCAAGTCGGCCTGCGTTGCCGCCACGTTCCCACCCGTGCGAATCACATGCTCCAGCAGATCAATGGTGTCGTCTGGCAGAGCGTAGGTGTTTTGCCCTTGAACCAAGTCAATGATGCCCGGCTCAAACGTCCACATATTGATGCCGCGACTGGCCCAATCTGCAAACATGATGTTGAGGCTACGCCGCGCTGTACGCAAGTCGTAACCCGTGCGCAACTCCGAGCCAGCACGCTCGTAGGCTTCCTCAACCAACTCTGTCAGGTCAAGGTTAAATGTTGTTGCGCCAGATGTGACTGCCATTATCTAAACCCTGCTGTTTTCTTTGCAATGTTTTTTGGTTGCGCTACAAACTGTTTACCTGCCGCTTTACCTGCTCGTTTTGCCCGCGTTGTTGCAGCGTACTCCGCAGAGCTAAGACTTTTGATCGCAGCTTCTGGGAGATACCGCTCACCCGTTTTTGACGAAGGCTTTCCCGACTTGGTGCGCCACTTTTGATCGCCCCAATTTTTTAGGGAAGTCTGCGGCGGTTTCAATCTCTGTATCCCCCACCTGCGGCTTTATAGCGTTTAGCCATTACTTGCGCTTTTCTTGCGCTCCATTGCCCTGCGCCTGTACCCACAATTGCCGCAGCTTTGACGCTGTTGAAAATACGTTTGCGTAAACCGGGCTTGGTGTAGTTACCGGCTTCATTTACCTTGGACTTAGTCTCACCACCTTCTTTGTACTCAGTGAAGTCAGTGTCATCCCGACGTGCCTTGCGGATGCCTTTAGGCATTTTAGATGGGCTGATACTGCCCATTCCGCGTGAGGCCATCATACAAACCTGCCCTTGGTTTTACCCTTGGTAGCGCAGCCATCAGCACGTTTGGAAGCAGTCATGCCGCCAGAAGCCTTCTTGACGGGCGCTGACGCACTGTCAATATCTTGAGGCGGGCTACCTTTGCCTTCCGTGTAGATACCTGCATTCTGCTTTTTATCGTAGTCTGCAAGTTCTTTAGCCGTTGGGCCACCTTGCTTACCGCGACCTGCGCCAGCGTTATATTCAGCCATGATTTACCCCTTTAGCAGGCGCGACCGCCCTTAGCCATCATCTTGCCTTTGGTCTTGCCTTTTTGAGCAATACCATCAGCGCGACTAGATGCAGAACCACCAGAAGCCATCTTTTTAGCCATGCCGCCGTGTTTCATTGCGCCTTTACCGTCACCGATAAACGCAGGTTTGCCGTCTTTCATGGGCATACCGCCATCAGCCATTTTCTTCATACCGCCTTTTTTCATGCCCATCATCTCGGCCTTCTCATGCTTCATCATGGAAGCAGGAGCGCCTTTTTTCTTCATGAAGGCCATCTCTTTACCAAGCATTGCTTTAGAGTCTTTCATTTCGCCACCTTTTTTAAAAAGCTCGCTTTTACCCTGTCGAGTTTCAGGTTTGTTGATCTTCTGAAGGTCTGCGCGGCTGCGAGTTCCCCCAAACTTCTTGCCTTTGTCCGCCGTAGCAAAGTCCTGTCCCACGCTTTGAGGAACTTCAACCTTCTTGGCAAACGCTGGATTGTTAGCCACCGCTGCCATAAAGTTATGTTGTTTCTTACTTGTTGACGGCATCTTTATGCGCCCACCGTTGTACGGTATCAGTTTCCCAAATGCGGATAACCATCCACACAATGGTCAATACGCCGCCAATAAGTGCTACCACGGGAGTCATCCACCCTAAGAACCCACCAAGGCCCATCACAACTGCCGCACCGTCAACCATGGTCTTTGTGTCGTGGTTCATGTCAGTACATCTTTCCACGGGTTTTACCCCGTTGGGCCATACCATCCGCACGGCGAGAAGCAGTCATACCACCTTTTTTCATTGCGGCTCCAGCAGCCCCAATAACGCCAGCGGGTGCCATGGATTGCATAGCCATCTGTTTCTGCGCTTCCTTGTCTTTCATTGCTTTTTCAAGCAACGCAGAGCCTTCGCCACCTTCTAGCCCTGATTTCATCCCAAGGGCTCTTGAAAGCGCCTGAGGGATTGCTGTTAGACCACCTAGCAATGCTTTACCAACATCGCCACCTTCGTCAAACCGTTTAGCTTTTGCCATGATATGTCCTTAACATTTCCAAGCCCGAAGGCTTTTGTTAATCCGTGAATTGGGGTCTTTGGCTGTTTTGGGGCTGGTCAGCTTTTTCTTCATCCCAGTCATCCTTGCACAGAAAGAGTCGCGCCTGCTGCCGCCCTCGGGCTGCGGTGCTTTCAGACCCGGCTTGCCGGGATTGGCTTTGTTGTAGGAAGCCCGTCCCTTGGCGTTCAAGCCGCCCTTCTCGGATTTGCCTTCCTTGCGTTGCCATGCAGGGGACTTAGCCATAGCACACCGTAATGCCAGTGGGTGCGGTTGCCACGGCGGTATACCAAATTCCATTTGGAAAAACGATACCTTCGCCCGGCAAAATGACATTGGTCATATTGGAGTTTGAGCCAGTGTCCAACTCCAACAAAATGTTACCACCTGAAGCGTCCAAGAAACGCGCCATACCAGCAGTTGCGCCGCCGGTAATGATTACCGATTTAAGGCGGACACGCCCAGATACAAGGGCTAGGTTTGTTTGTGCGCCGGTAGCATGGGCGGATTTAACGTCTGTTTGCATTGCCATAATCAATCTCCTTTAAAAAGGGGCCGAAGCCCCATTGGGTTGATTAGGTTGTCGAGAACGGTGTTGCAACAGTGCCTGAACCGTTTACAGTGCCGGTGACCATATAGCAGTTTGCAGCAACAGCAACGATTTCGATGAATGTGCCAGCAACGCCGCCGGTTGTTCCGCCGTTGAAGTTGATGACGTCAAAGGTGTCTGCGGCTAAGGCGTTGTACGCAACCAAAGCGTCAGATGAGTCGGTGTCAACACCAAACAAAGTGCCAATGAACAGGTCTGTTCCGTTGGTGGCGATCCTCAGCGAGCTTGTAGTGATGGTTGTGGGA